AAGCTCATATTGCTCTCCGTTTGTTTGGTGGAGGATACCGGGTACGATCCGGTGACTATGCCTTGCAAGGGCATCGTGTTCCCAACTATACTAATCCCCCATTGAATTCGTTGACACACTACTTATCCTATTGTACGCGGAGTGTCATCGCGACTTTTACTTGGTGCTGGAGGTGAGACTCGAACTCACGTGGGTTTCCCGACGGCTTACAAAACCGTTGCAATCGCCGCTATGCGACTCCAGCGTTATTCTTGGCTCCGCATCTGAGTAACGATCTCAGCTAACCATGGATTAACAGTCCAGCCCATGCACCATGCTCGGGTTCTGCGGAATTGATTTCTAAATTATATATGCGTTCTGAACACTTGTCAAGAACTTTTTTTTGGCAGAGGATGATGGGATCGAACCACCGGATGTCTGAATCAAAATCAGATGCCTTACCACTTGGCTAATCCCCTAAAAACAACAGACTGCGTTTTTGCTTTAGTCCAATAAAGTTTTTTGTATTTGCTGTATGCAGTCTAAAAATGGTCCGAGATGCTGGATTCGAACCAGCGGTTTCCTGCTCCCAAAGCAGGCGGAATGAACCAGACTATCCTAATCTCGGTTATCTTGGTGGTGATAGAAGGTATCGATCCTTCCTCGTCGGCTTATGAAACCGCTACGCATCCATCTACGTCATATCACCAGTATCAAATAGTAAGACACTTTCATCTGTTTAAGAGCATAAGATGCCCTCTCATATCAATGCAGTGCCACCACAGCACATTTATTGCACGACAGAGATCGGTAATACCTTGAAAGTTAGGCTGCTGGTTACACATTTTACACAGGTCTTACTATTTGATACCATAACACCTCGTGCGTCAAGGGGAATAAAACTCAATACTTACTAAATGTTTTTCTACCGTTTTCTTTTGCAATCTTATACTGTATTCCGAGTGCAGACGCACACGGAAATTGGCCATCTTTATAAAACCTAATACCGTTAAGTGTGAATGCTTTTAATACCCTATCTCCATTCCACCAACCCCGTTCTACTCTAACGTACCCCTCGGCTTCTAGTAGATGGCGTAGTTTAACAAACTCCGGATGGTCAGCCCAGGACTGCGTAGTCATCTTAGCCTTCCCATCCTTGAACATCTCTCTTATATGTTCTGGTACATATTCAAGAGGGGATTGTAAGGTATACTCCGCCTCCTGTACAACATTTACAGATGATAGGTATTCTTCGGCAATTTCAAAATTCTTAAGCTTCATAGTTTATCCTTAATGGTACCCGGGACGGGGGTCGAACCCGTAAAACCCGAATTTTAAGTTCGGTATGTATTCCTATTCCATCACCCGGGCAAATTTACCATATTGAAACATACCGGTGTTCTGCGATACGGGCGACTAACTCCCGCACACGCTTACTAGTCAGGTAAGCCCCGTACCCGATATGCTTCAATATGGTCCCGCTGCGTCACTGAGCGGGTAGAGCTTCATGGGCCGTGAAAGGACTAATCCCACCCACTACACACTATAACGCACTTACCATATTGAAACACACTTAACCTACTATGCATGGCGCGCGACTGGCGTTTCAGAAAAATGTGTTTCAATATGGCGGCAAGAACGTCCTTGGTAGTACGGATCTAGACGTATTTTCACTCCTCGGTTATCTCTCTCTTCGGTCTTGCAAAACCTCTGGTCACCCTTCACTTTAGAACTACCTAACTCGCCATATTGAAACACACTGACAGAAGATCGACCCAATTGGCTGCTGGCACGCTTCTGCTTAGGGTTGCCACACCCGTGAACTAACAATGTGCTTCAATATGGTGCCCCAGAGGAGACTCGAACTCCTAAAATTTGGTTTCTAAGACCAACACGTATACCTATTCCGTCACCGGGGCTAATTTACTTTTGGTAGGTCATCGCAGGTTCGAACTGCGTTCTCTCACCTTAAGAGGGTGGACTTCACCATCAAAGTTTATGACCTATTGTTACAACAGAGTAGCTTTTTACGGTTTAGATTACAAGTCTAATGTATTATTGTTTGCTGTATCTACTCTAAATTTGGTTGCGGACCCCCGAGTCGCACAGGGTATCTCTAGGTTATGAGCCTAGCGGATTGCTCTCTTCCTCGCCCGCGATTGTTTGGCGACCGACAGGGGTAACGATCCCCTCTGACTCTCTTGCGTGACAGGCAAGCGACCACTCCATGCAGTCCCGTCGGCCATTGTAAAACCATTTAGTTTGTTGTCTCTTTATAGACTACGTTCACCCGTAGCCGTTTGCTTTTCATCCCACCGACTTATTTTAGGTAGCTACTCCGTTTTTCGTCAGAGAGAACTGCGTACTGTTTGAAAGGTACCGTCCACAGTATTAGCATTGCACTGACCTGGTTGCACAGGTATTTTCAGAAACAACAAACTAAATGGTGCCTCTTGACAGAATCGAACTGCCGTAACCGTCTTGTAAGGGCGGAGTTTTACCATTAAACTAAAGAGGCACATACCGAGGCAGATTCGACAACCTCGTCGCACTCTTGCCGGGGTGGCAGTCTTCGTGCTTTTCTTGATGTGTTCATTATATATCAGAACACATCGGATGTCAACACTTTTCTTTATTGTGTGGAAAGTATGTCTTACATTCTTCTAAGGTGTTTATTATAACAATATTTTGGTACTGCACCCGTAAGCAATCAATTTTTTTCAACTGCACCTTTTTTGCATGGGCGTTTTTTGGATCAAGAAATATATCATAGTCTATAAGATAGAAGTCTGGAAAATAGTTATGCTTGACTCCACACTCATCGAACCAAGGAAGTGGATCTGGTCTAATCCACTTTATCCCTAAACTATCTAATCTTTTAGCAAGTTCTAATTCCCATGTTGAGTCTAACCAAACGCCATTATACTCAATCATTTTTCTTTTCAATCTTCGGTGAGGCGAAGAAAGTGCTTTTTGTCTAATAAGATCCTTTGTTTCATTTGAATGAAATAACGAACCTCTTTTTCTTCTAATATCTATCACTTTCTTAGCAACACCAGCATACTTGCCTTCTGCATGGGCTTGTTTGATTCTCTCAGCAGCTTTTCTTCTACTTTCTTGAGTTATTTCATTCCTAGCTTTCTCAAGATGTTTATTGTATTGTTTTCTTTTTGGATTGTTATCGCACCATCTGCTGTGATTTGCTCTTTCAGATGTTTTCAGATCAGAAAAATCTAAACTACAGTATTTACATTTGATAGATTTTTCAAATCTAATATAGATTCCATTGCAAGAATTTATATGTTTATCATAGTTGCCCGATCTAGTTGTAAATTCGTTATTACATTTATTGCATATTTTCTTCATTTTTTTGTCCTTTAGAATTTGGTGCGGCTGGTTGGATTCGAACCAACGACCCTCGCTTTAGAAGAGCGATGCTCTAATTCCTCTGAGCTACAGCCGCATTTATTCTATATATAAAAATGAAGTTTTCTACTCTATCCACTGAGTTACGGTCGCAAATTTTGGTGGGACCACTCGGATTCGAACCGAAGAGTCTTACTCCTTAAAAGGGAGATGTTTTAACCGTTAAACTATAGTCCCATCTTGTCTTGGTACCCACAGGTGGGATTGAACCACCGACCTTCGCCTTATCAAGACGCTGCTCTACCACTGAGCCATGCGGGTGTATTGGCGCTGTATTTTCTCCAAGAAGATTGACCTATTGTTCTTCTCTTCACACTGCGACAGCTTTGAACTGAGAGATCGCAGTAACTTGGAATACAGCATAACTTGGTGGACCGACGGGGGATCGAACCCCGACTAAAGGCTTGCAAAGCCCCTGTGCTCCCATTATCACTATCAGCCCATAAACTTGGTGGATGTTTCAGGATTCGCACCCGAATATTCTCTTTCGACTGTTGATCACAGTGTACTCTGAGATGCATAACCTATTTCTGCCAATACACCCAAAAACTTGGTGGGGACTGAAGGAATCGAACCTAATTGCCGCCACTCTGCATATTATGGCAAGTGATTTACAGTCACCCGCAGAGAACAGCCCCCATTATATTCTTGCCGGTTACGCTTTCCGGCGCTGCTTGTAGTCTCCACAAATCAGGAGTAGTACACAGTCGTAAATACAAATTCTTTACCATATTGAAACACACTATTGTTAAGACTCGCTCATAACCCGTTGTATGCACCAGCAAGATAGTGTGCTTCAATATGGTACTCCCGAACGGTTTCGATCCGTCTTTTCCGCCTTGAAAGGGCAGCGTCCTAGCCAGTAGACGACGGGAGCAAATGATCTTCTGATTGTTAAAGAACATCGCCGATTTCTCAGCAATGAAGACAGTGTATCAGTAACCTGATTTACTGTCAACAACTTTCAATGATTAGATCGAAATGCACTCGCATCTGCTTTTTGAGCCGCGTGTTCTCCACCCTTGATTCCAGACTAGTACTAGGGGTGTGTGCTCATTTACACTAGCACTTCGATCTAATCACTGATTGTTAAAGAACCGAGCGATTTCTCACTCAACAGATACAGTATACATCGTCTACCGCATCTTGTCAAGAGGCTTCTGAATTCTTGACTGTTTTAGTCAGTCTTTCTTCTTCCTCTGACGTTGAGCGATTTCTCACTCAACAGACACAGTATACATCGGTTGATGCTGATCCGTCAAGCGATTTTTCACTCTTGTTGTTTTGATACAACAAACAAAAAACCCTAGAAACTTTCGTCGCTAGGGTCCTTTGGTTGGTGTACTTCTTGTGTACTTCTTACAGATGGACCCTCAGATGGTGTTTCTGAATCGCAGGTAGGCGTGAGTCTGTGCTATAAGCACACTCATTCCAGACTCTGACGATTGATGAACTAAAGGGAACCATTTGTAACTCCAATTTTCTTGTCTTTTATTTATACATCTTAGAGGTACTTTTTGTACCTTTGAAAGAATTTTTTTTCTACTCTGTACCACTTCTTTGTGATTGGTCTTGGTGCATGACTTCCTAGGTAGTGTAGTTGACCAAACACTCTAGAGATGTGCGAAGAATCAAATCGCCTCACATGCCAATTCCATTGCCCTACGCTTCTTCGGTGCAAGCCCCCATATATCTTGAACTTGCCGTCAATATCCTGTGGGCGAAAGGCTTTAGTTTTTTGAATTGAACTTGACGCCATTTCCTGTCACAACACCAACAAGAATGAATGCAGCAAGCCACTCAAAGAAACCGTATGCAATGCTCAATCCAAACAGAGTGTTCAGACTCCAGATGAATATGAGAGGCGAAACGATTGCAAGACAAACTGCAAAGATGATGATCATAACAATTGTAGGCTTGTTCATAATATACTCCAGTGTAATAAAAAAGTTTCAGTAGTCGTCAAATTCTTCTTCGTCTATGTCTCTAGGATCAATGCGTTTCAACTTGTCACGAAACTTCATCTTGTCCTTTTCGGATTCGTCTACTCGCTTTTTCTTTGGGCGAAATTCTTTTTCTTCTTCATAGAACTCGCGAAAGCCTCGATAGCCACTAGAACCCTTCTTATCAGTTTTTGCCATATCTCACTCTTCTGCTTCTCCGGGAAAAAATTCGGGAAACGCCTTCTTGACGTACCTCTTGGTTATGCCTTTGTACTCTAACTTCTTGTCTTTGATTTGAATCAAGAGTTTGGCTTCGTCAGGAGAAAGACTCTCTAGCATCTCAATGAACATGCTTTCTTTCTTTAACCTGTTTACGCTATTCTCTGCACCTTTGATGAAGTAGTGCATCTTCTTCAACTCTTTGGGAAGCCGATTGTATCCCCAATTGTTTGGCAAGTTCTGAGGCTTGTATGGTGGAATTCCTGGAGGTAGATCCAGTTGAATACCTTCCACAAACACAAGCTGAATAACAGCCTTGAAGTCTGGTCTAAAATTTGCAACCTGTTGCATAGCACCAGGACGATCATCATTAGACACATCCGAAGAGAGATGATTCATAATCTCCGGAAGAGTCATCTTGCTCAAGTCAATATTTGCCATTTGTCACCAATCCTGTAGTGATTCCATCAGAACCTTCATTCGGTTCTTGATAAAGTAGTTCATCAATTTGCCCTTACCATTACGGGGAGCATTCTCAAACGCATTCATGATCTTAGTCTGATAGTCAGCAGGAACTTTTTCAAGATCAATCAACGCTTCATTGCGCTTGAAGTTTCGCAGCATAGTATCGTCACAAAAAGACTCTGGTTCTTGCGTCAGCCATGTATTTAGCTTTTTCTCAGTTACAGGTTTTTGTCGTGCTTCTGTGACAAAGGTGTCGTCGTGCGACAGAATGTTGGGGATGCCATCGCCACGATCACCTCGGATGATGTGTTCACGTAAGAAGTCTTCTGGTGTGCTTGTGCGCAGAAACTTCTTAGCCATTGGGCTGAACTGCTCAACATTAGCAAACTTCTGAAGTTGCATGAAGTCTTTATCGCTGGATAGGATTAGAATCTTTTCTGTGCTGGCAGACTTCAACTGAACGCCATTCTTGTAGCATAGTGTGCCAATGATGTCATCAGCTTCTGCTTTATCTACTTGGATAACAGGATAAGGAATGTTCTCTTTGATCTCATCACGAACTTTGTTGAGAATTGTGAAGATTGCATTCCAGTCATAAGGTGAGTCTTCACGGTTCTTCTTGCGCCCAGCTTTATAGAACGGAAAGATATCTTTGCGCCAATAGTTCTTGTCATCGGTACAGATGATCAGATCGCCATATTCCTTTTTGAATTTGACATTGTACATGCGAAGACTGTTCATCACCATATGCCGAATCATGTTCTCATCTGGATTGTCTAGCCCGCCAGGCTGCATCATCAGATTGGAAATCATTGTTTGGTTCAGATCAAGAAGAATCATTTAGTTTACCACCTTCACAATGATTGTATCAGAGTTGCATCTTCCTGTCAAGTTACATTCCTTTGTTGTCAATTCTGATAGAATTTGATTCAACTTTACTTTTCCAGCGGTGGCAAGTTTGTCTAGAGTTTCCTTCGGCTTTCTCAGCTTCTTGGCGATAGCAGCATCTTCTTTGTAGTTTTGGATTGTCGTTCCCTTGATAGAAAGCCCACGCGCATCAGCAGCACGATACACACCAAGAATGCGAGTCTTTGCATTGTACACCCAGACTTGAGATGCACCAATGATCTTCTCTGGCAAAACACTCTTCAATCCAGTCTCTGGATCTTCCTTGAGATAAGACACCTTTGAGGCAAGAACCGCAGCGGGCTTCTCTTTCTTCTTCCTGGTCTTTCGAACTGGCTTAGACTCAACTGCACCCTTGTTTGTGGCTGCAACGATAGCATCAAGGAAGTCTTTCAACCGCCTCAATTCTGGCTTTGTGAAGTTGGAGTATCCCTCTTTGATTTGTGGATCCTTAGACTCAATCACATTCGCAATTCGCGAACTGCGAACGACAAAGATGTCACAAATTTTCTTGAGAACAACCGAACTCAACTTCTTGTTCTTCACATAGTTGTCTAGATCAATCTGCATCTTGCATCCAGACGCAACGAAGTCGTCAATCAATCCTTCAAGATCACCAGCTTCTTCATGTGCTTTGTCTTGAATGCGTGATTGTATCGTCACCCTTGGTGCGAGAGTGGCGTCCGATGCAACTTCCTCAGTCTTGATTGCGTCAGTCTTCTTGACATACGCAAACATAGACTTGTATGTCTTAGTGAAGAATTCTTTTGTCTTGTCGTCTGGTGTATATCCGACACACATCATTCTAGCAACCCAGCCGAATTGCTTGATGTACTTGTCGTCTGAAATGCTCTTCAGATTCTCAATCTCATCTTTCGAGCGACCAACACTTTTCGCATAGTCCAACACAAACTCTTTGGCTTCTTTATTGCCAAAGGAATATGTGTACCAACTCAATGCTGATGTGAGTGTAGGAAGATTGGCTGGATCAGCCCAAGATGGTTCTGGACCCATCATAGATGGATCCAGTGCAGTCAATTTACGCATTTTCTACAAGATCAAAATCAATACGTTTCACCGAATCAATGCGGAATGATCTCCAACCGCTTTTTTCTAGGTCCCATACGGACATGACATCCAAGTTCTCTTGACGAACCCTTTCTGTCTTCTTTTCATATTGTTGAATGAATTCTTCGCGAAGAGTGCAAAGCATCTCACGCTCGGTACCGTCACTCTTCGTGAAAGTCACCTTTGCTTTCCCTGGAGTCTCCGTCAGGAGAGATACCAAGAATTTTCTCACATCTTTCGGATTGTCCTTTTGACTCATTTATCACTTTCTCGCTATGTAGATAATCGTATAGGTCTTTCACGCCGCCAATATACTTGGCGCCATGATAGATGTGCGGCACAACTGTTGTGTCGGGCACAAGTCTGTTGAGTTGTTTGAATGTGTAGTCTCTACCAAAAATGTAGAGTCTATACTCCAAGTTCATAGTAAAGAGCAAAAATTCTGCTTTGTCGCATGCCCTGCTATTTTCCGCACCGTAGATGAAAAACATATTGCTCCATGAGTTATCTTTCATCTTGTATATAGTTTATCGCACTATGTCAACAATGTCAAGTCTGTTGTTGCGTAAAAACAACATCAGACTTCGTACTGCTTTATCTTGAAATTTCTGGCAATTGTTTCATATCCGATATAACCACGAGGATTACAAACAACCCTAGTGTCACCAACCATGTAGTCACACGGGCTGTGCGTATGCCCATGAATCCAATACTTGATGCGCGGCCGATCAAGAATGAAATTCGACAAGTCTGAGGCGAAAGCACCGTTGCCGTGATAATCTCTCCTGTACTCATGTGGCACAGACTCAAGCGTGGGCAGATGATGTGTGACAACAACAACTTTCTTGTCATCCTGATAAGAATTCAGGATCTCACTGATTGTCGCGAGACACTTCTTGTGTTCTTCGGCGCAGTCGTTAGGATGAAGTCTAGATGGTCTTGTCTTGAATGAAACTTGACCGTCCGTATTCGTCACGCGATATGACACTGGATTTCCACTGTTCTCGACCAGACGATAGTCATTCATCGACCTCTGGATTTGCTGAATCGTCAGTGGATCATTCTTGTTCAGATCAGTCCATAGAGTGCCACCGATGAACCGAACATCACAAATGTCAACGAAAGTGTTATCCAAAAACTTCAGATTGTTGAAGTATTTGAACTCATCGCGAATGATGTCAGCAGTCTTTGCGTAGTCACCATGATAGTGTTCATGATTGCCCATGATGTAGACAACATGCCCATATCGCCCAGTCACTTCTTCAATGAATCGGCGATACGTATGCCCATTTCCAGTTTTGATTCTGAATTCATTTGCGACAAAGATGTCACCCGCAAGAACAAGGACATCTGATCCTTCTTCGTTTGTCAGATCAAGATATCCACACTCCAAATGAACGTCACTTGCTAGAGAGAATTTCATATCTAAAAGTCTTTCTTGAATACTCTAAATGTCATTGGATGTTTTTCTGTCAATATTTCTTCGTTCTCACATGCAATTTCCATTTCATATTTACTAGGATAGTGTCTCAGCAATGATCTTGCTTGCCATCGAATGTCTTTAGGAACACGAGGCGTCACTTTAGGATTCATCAAGTCAATCAGAAACTGTCTTGTTCTGTTGACTGATGATACTCTTTCATATGGTACAGTCATGATTTAGTCCCACAATCCTTGATAATATTTTCCGAACAAACGAAAGCCGTTGCTGATGCGCTCTTGATGCTTGCGCATACCATCCGAATCAATCTTCTGTGTGTGGTTAGGACCCTTAACCATCTGAGTCAGCCCTTCCTCTTTACCCGTCACTGGATTAGGATAAGTCCCCTCGACTTTCTTCCAGCGCCAGTCTGATTCACCTGTGTAGTATTGTGATTCCCAATCAACGTCAGGTTGGTGTTGCTCAAACGCCCAGATCATTTCACTAAGAACCCAATCCCAACGAGCGTGAATATCTGCTTCACCTTCTTTGACTTCATGCTCTTGGTAGAACTCAAAAGTCAGTTGACTATCATAGTCTTCAGTTGTGGTGCAGCGAAGGTATTCGGGGACATCTTCTACATCAACAATTTGAGAGCCATGCTTCTTTTCTTGGAGTTGCTTGAGCATAGGTAGGACAATAATCGCAAGCGTACGGTCCATGTTCCAAGTATCATACTTGTCAATACAGACCTCGACAGTACGGCTTTTCTTAGAGTCCACCCAAAGGAGGAACTTGTAAAGCATAGACTTCTTTTCCGGTTCACGGAGAACTTCATCATCTTCTTCCCGATCACTGTCGCCAGCAAGCCATTGCCCAAACTTGTGAACACGATCATCTTCATCTTTGTCCATCCAGAAAAGAATTTTTTCTGCCAGTTGATAAGGACCGAACCAATCGGTGTATGGACCGATATACACTTTCATTCTTCATCTTCCTTGATTGGTGTGAAGAATACTTCACGCTTCTTCAGATTAGTCCATGTATTTTTTACATAGTCATTGTCTTCATCACACATACGCATTGCTTCATCGTAAGAAACGACACGATGCGATACGATGGTTTCACCGAGATGCTTCTGAGAGAACTCTTGTGCTTCTTCCATAGTCACTGTATCTAGTGCCCACTCAGACTTACCGCGAGGAACTTCTACCATGTAACGCTGACGGAATGTGCTGACACATTCTACAAGAACCCATTCGGTGTTCTTCTTCGTCAAAGTGAAAGAGCCGTCGTTGTTGTCAGCCCAGACAACAGTGTCTCCCTCTTTCCATCCAAGCCCAGCCATAGTCTCTTGGGGAAATTCAATGTATGCTTCTCCAGCATCATCATGCTGAACATCAAGGGTAAAAGTATTTCCAGTCATTCCAAACTCCTTCATAGTCAAGTGTCATCATCATATCACGGAACACACGGAATGTCAAGCAATGATCATCCGTACCAGCCCAATAGAATCAATTGTTGTTAGCAAGATATAGTTAGCAAGCATACCAAAAGATTTCCTAGTCCAAGAAGCCCAAGCATACAAACTGCAACCAACAATCCAAACAGGATAAAGAGCCATAAGAGGAGGATTAGGAACAGTGAGGGCCATAATAATACTACAGCCAATACTAATAGCCCACGCCAAGACTTCAACCATGAATCTAAACTTATTTGAATTCCAGTCATTTTGTATCCATTCAATCGTTGATGAGAAAGGATTATTCATATATTTCACTATACTTTCTTATTGCTCTTAGATAACCTTTTGATCGACAATTTTGAAAGAACATCTGTCGTTTGTCGTCAAGCCAGTGACTCTTTGGTATTTCTTGTATAAAGTTGACAACTTCATCTTCTTTGAAGTAAAGAGGTGTATTCCATACACCATGAAAGCCAAATGTTTTTCCTGTAGGATTACACCATTCATGCGAGAATTTGTTTGCTAATGATGAAGTGGCATACTTGATTTTGTACTTACGCTTCAAGTATTCACTATATCCTTGACAAATCACAGCATCTTCATTTTTGAATCTTGGATTATCGTTATGAAATCTAATAGAATCATCTGTTAGCACATCAAGTAACTTTGCGCTACGCAAACTAAAACCACCATTTCCAACTTTTTCAGAGTCTTCTATCCAGGTAAATCTATCTGGCCAGGGTGCACCTATGTAATCATAATTATAGAATTCGTTTGTCCAATACTTATTGTTGACTGCCATACCATCATATTGAATGATCATGACAAACTCTGTCTTGATCAAGCCAGAAAGTTCTTTTACGATAAGTTTGTTATATTGATCAATATCAAATGTGTTTGATAGTATCAAGCCCCTATCATTTGTTTGTCTATCTGTGATATGGAGAACCTCTTCACATTCAGTCTCAATGGCACGCAAACTTATATCTATAGACTTTTTCATCAACGAATGATGTGTATTGCCAACGCATAACAAAGTAATTTTTTTCATAATAACAAAGTAATTTTTTTCATATCTTAGTGTACGAATATGTAAGCCCAACATCGTGTTCAAACTTATTGAAAAATACATTTGAGATGTCAATCCAAGAGAACAACCAATTTCTGATGTCACATGGCTTGAATGTCATCAATGTCTCCCTAGGAAACTCCATCAATACAATTCTCTTATCTACACGAGGATAGCAATTAGCAATGTGCATTAGCCCAGAGTTTACACCTATGAATCTGGCAGACGATGCAATTTCTTTTGCAACATCAAACAGTGAAAGTTTACCTCTCATGTCCACACTGTGCCCACCGAGTAACTTGTCATCTTTTCCACCCAACTGAATGATTTGATAGTCTTTGTAGTTTCTTAGAATATTCGCTATGACATCATCGGACATCACCCTAACCGCATCTTCACCAGAAGATGTACGAATAGCTGGTTCTTTATCGCGAGTTCTATCAGAACCTGTTGTATGCACTACAATTTTATTTGGAATAATATCAACATCTTCATGGATGTAAAGTCTAGGATGCCTCAATCTAACATCACTAAATCCCAAATTCACACACATATATTCTGCTTGAGAACCAGCAACAATCGTTTGCATCTTCTCATGAAAATGTTTCACTTGCTCTTGAACTCTACAATCTGGAATCAAACTGATCTCAGGAAGATCAATAGCATCCTCTTCTTCTAAGAAGTGTACATACGGATTATGTTCAAATGCCCAGATTCTTTTATCTGTGATAACACACTTTTTCCCAGTTACATTGAATACATTTTCTGGTATTGATGTTGTGCTTATTTGATCACCAATATGATGAAAGTTGAACTTCAATTTATACATCAGTTGTCTTTCCTGCAACCTTTTTCTTGGGCGATGGCTTTTTCTCTATAACATCAGGTATAGATTGATCCATGAGCGCCTTTTCAATCTTTTCAACATCGGCGTTCATTTTTTTAATCTTCTTCTCAAGACGAATCTTGACCTCTTCGCCGTCCATCCAGATGTCTTTGTTGTCAAGAATAGACTTGATCTCTTCTGGAGTTAGGAAGTCACTGTAAACCTTGTTGACTAGCTTGTCGGACCACTTGCGTTCACTGACGATATGATCGTACATCTCGCCGCCCTTGCCAAATGATCCACCAGAGTAGTTGTGGAACATAAAGAAACAGTGATCCGAGATTTCAAACATGTCTGCTGCTAGAAAGATCATTGTCGCAGCAGACATACAATAACCTTCAGCAGATGCGCAGATTTGTGCTTGCGACTCTTGGATTACACGATTGAATTGGATCGCAGTTGATAGATCACCGCCGGCTGAGTTGATGTGAAGTCGGATCACATCATTCTCTCCTGCGTTTCGGATGATCTCAAACTGATCAATGTAGTTTTCTGGTGGAAGAATCTCACCACAAAGATAAAGATCGAAGATGTGCCCGATAGGCTTACCCTCAAACTTGATATTCTTCAAACCTGCCATGGTGTCATCTCCTGATAATCTTGTCATTCCACGCTCCTAATTTGTTGATAGCCATACTTGCATATCCAATAGGCATCGATAATGTCAGAAGATGGATTCCATTGCTTCTCAGTCATACCGAGTTCAAATTTGATGTCTAGGTTGTTTTCGGCTACAAACGCGGTTTGCATCTTTTCTTTGTCTGCATTACCTTTGCCCGTAGCGAACTTTTTGATCACAGTTGGAGGCACAGCTTCAAAGTCTACGCCGTACTTCCACAATCTGTACTTTAGAATGCCAGTGTTCTCTGCGATGTGGAACACTCTGCCTTTTGATCCCATTGAGTAGCCTTCAATAAAGACTTTCTCAATGCCACGCTCTAGAATTCTCTCTATGAAGAAACTTGATATGGAATCAAATCTCATCATATCGTCAGTGTACTCAAAGTATTTGCCGACCATATTCTTGACAATGATATCATACTTCTTTACCTGTGTCAAGTAATAGGATCGGCAGTTACTAAAGTTCATTTCACCATCTGCATCATCATAGAGACATATGGCTGGAGATGTCATTGAGTAGTCCAGCCCTGCGACTTTCATCGATTGATCTTCCAATCGTCGGCATCGTCTAGATCATCGAATGCCTCTTTTGAAAGTTTATCCCAAGCCTCTTCATCATCTGAGTCATCGTTTTGTTCGTCTACGCTAGAACCATCAAAACTACTTCCGCAATGCGGGCAGAATTTTGCTTCAGCATCGTCGTCTACAAAACTAATAAATGATTCAGCACCACACTCATTGCAAAATGCTCTGTAACTTGACATGGGCTCCTCCTTGTAAAATGCCGCGTCAAGTTATATAGCAATCACACAGTTTTACCCCAAACATCTTCCCACGTACCAGACAAAGCACCTTTTGCGTAGTCTGTCGCACGATTCTCAAAGAAATTGGTGTGCGTGGGTGCATTGATCATGGATTCTACCCAAGGCAGAGGATTCTTCTTGACCTTGAAGATGCCCCTCAGACCGAGACTAATAAGGCGACGATCAGCAATATAGCGAATGTAACGCTTGACGTCATCAGAACTAAGGTTCTCCATTTCGCTGACCCCAAACGCCAGATCAATAAATCTATCTTCCAGCTGCACCATCTTTTCAGCGATGGTATAAATTGTGCTTTTGAGTTCATCATTCCATATCTCTCTGTTTTCCTCAACATATGTGCGGAACAGTTTTATCATAGACTCAGCATGTTGAGTTTCATCAACGATAGACCAAGTGATGATTTGCCCCATACCCCTCATCTTGCCGTGGCGAGGAAAGTTCAATAGCATGATGAAAGAACTGAAGAGTTGCATCCCTTCAGTGAAAGCCGAAAACGCTGCGATGTGTGCAGCGGTAGATTCTTTGGTGCCGTTCTTAGAAGACACTTCTAGAAGATAGTCATGCTTCTCTCGCATCTCCTGATACTCAAGAAACTCATTGTATGTAGACTCTGGCATACCGAGAGTCTCAATCAAGTGACTGTATGCAGCAATATGCAAGGCTTCTCTTGCAGCAAAACCAGACAGCATCATGCGAATCTCTGGTTGAGGAAAATACGGAAGATAGTTCTTCACGTAGCCACCAGCAACGTCAATGTCACCTTGAGTGAAGAAACGGAAGATATTAGTCAGAAAGTGCTTCTCGCTTTCTGTCATGCGATTCTTCCAGTCTTTCACATCCTCAAGCATAGGAACTTCAGTGTGAATCCAATGACTCTGCTCATGCTTCAACCATGCATCATATGCCCAGGGATGAGAGAAGGGCTTGAAGTAGTTTCTTTCATCTGTCAGTCTTAGTTTTGTTTTTTTGATCATGCTATCACTTTCTCGTTTATCTTTAGTTTGTGCCCTGGATACTTCCTCAACAACATTCTTGCCATTTCGTTAGCATCTTCATGCTGAAATAGAAACTTCTTGTCGTCTTCCCATGCATAGTAGATGTCTTTGAATTGCTCAACATAGATGTTGACGAGAGGTTTATCGCTAGATTTCTCTGTGACGTTCTTCTCGCCAACATCTGGCATGTTCTTCTCTATTTGCTTTGCGATGATGAATCCTAGAATCAACAGGACCAATTCAACGATACTGTTCATGTTCTACCCTTCACAAGCCTGACAAACATCATCTGCCATCGCCAATGCTTTCAAGTCTAACTCCTCAATGACTTTACGTTCAATACTCTTAGACACTTTGTCTGCTTTGCCAATCTTCTCAGAACGGCAGTAGTACAGAGTCTTCAATCCAAGTTTCCATGCAAGGAAGTGAATCGCATGAAGATACTTGACGTTCACATCTGGTCGGAAGAATAGATTCAATGACTGCGCTTGGTCAATGAACTGCTGTCTATCAGCCGCATGTTGAATGACCCAGCGTTGATCAATCTCCATGGATGTCTTGAACACATCTCTAGTCCACTCATCCATCCATTCCAGATGCTGTACGGAGCCATCATTCGCAATAATTGAAGACCAAATATCAGCATATTTTCCAGAATCCATTCCATCTTTTAGTGACAGATGTTTTCTGATTACTTTATCAAGATATCGATTCTTATTCAAGTGAGAACCAGAAAGTGTGTCTTGTCTGTAAGCATTTGCGCGGTAAGGTTCAATGCTAGGAGAAGTGTTTCCCATGAGAATGGAAGATGAAGCGTTGGGAGCGATAGCCATAAGATGACTGAACCTACGACCAGTACCCACAGCATCAAGAGCCTCACCCCTAGCTTTTCCGAGGCGTAGGTTAGCTTCGTCAAGTTGCTTTCTGATGTGCTTGAACATGTTGATGTTTCTACCAACTGCCATGGGGCTTTCCCATGGAATGTTATTGCGTTGTAGAAATGCATGAAACCCAAGAGCACCAATGCCAATAGACCGCTCCCTAATAGCAGAGTATTTGGCGCGATGAATGCTATCAGGAGCATTGTCAATGAAATACTGTAGCACGTTATCAAGCATCTCTGCCATGTCTGAAAGAAATAGTGGATCGTTCTTCCAATCATCATAATACTCCAAGTTCACAGAAGAGAGACAACATACAGCAGTGCGATCTTTATCTGTAGGCAGAATGATCTCGCTGCATAGATTGCTTTGCTTGATAGACAAACCCAAGTCTTTTTGGAATTGAGGCATTGCATTGTTGCTAGTGTCGATGAAGTGAATGTATGGCTCACCAGTCAACATGCGAGTTTCAAGAATGCGCTGCCAAAGATCACGGGCTGACACAACTTCTTTGACTTCTTTTGATGCAGGATCAATCAATTCCCAATCATCGTTCGCCAAAGGATCAATCATGCACTTCTCAATGATTCGCATGAAGTCATCTGTGATGTTGATGCCATGATGCAGATTCAATGCTCTCATGTTGGGATCGCCCGTAGGCTTTCTCATTTCAAGAAATAGAAGAATATCTGGATGGTTGATATCAAGATAAGCGGCATAAGAGCCACGACGAGTACGACCTTGACGATATGCGAGGCTCGACGCATCATAAGTCCTAAGGTGAGGCATGATGCCAACGGACTTATCGTCAGCAGCACGAATTCCCAGTCCAATTCCAACTCCGCCTCCGAGCATTGAAAGCCAGTTTACCTCAGAAAGAGTTTCCACCAAGCCCTCTGCGCTATCGTGCAGGTATGGCAAGAAACAAGAAATAGGAAGCCCACGCTTACTCCTACCAAAAGACAGAATTGGAGTAGAATATGATAGCCAATGCTTGCTGCTGTACTCATACAGTCTTTGAGCGTGTTCTTGATTCGTACCAAATGCTTTTGAAACATACGCAAATCTTTCTTGAGGTGATTGTTCTTCTTCTTTCATGTAGGACTCTTTCAACCTCTTGAGCCCAAGTTCATCAAACAATGAATCTCTTGTGTAGTCTACTTTGATACTGTGTACCGTGCCATCAGATGTCATGTGCCATTTGCCTCTATTGTTGTTATTCTGTAATAAACTCTTTGATCATTGGAAAAACAGGTTCAATTGCTTTAGCGCAAGCAATGGCTACTTCTCTATGTTCTTTTTGTGTCCCATTTGCTGACCGGAGTTGTATGTAGTGTACCCAGGACCTCAATGTTCCATTCATGAAAAGTCGTGACTGAGTGTTACCTTCCGGCAGAACTGCTCTGGCTTGTTCTTTTGCAATGCCATGTTGAATTGCCCATTCATATGCATCTTTTGATGTCTGGATCAAATACTGTTGCTTTTCAATCCATCTCTTCTGTAAAAGCGCATCATCTGTATCAATACTGTTCTGTCGATTCTTCGTGTCTTGAAGTCTAGCATCCCGGACTTCAAAACTCAATCCCTTTGTTGGGTCAGCATACCGCTGACTAAATTCTTGGAAAGAAAAAGAACGATGTCGTAGAATCTGTCGCGCAATGTCGCGAGTTGTGTCAATCTCTAGACACACACTGACCATTTCTAGAGGGCTCCAATGCTGATGTTTGATCAAATACCGAACCAGCTTTTCAGCCGTTTCGCTGTTGTTTTGATTCTGAGGATTAGAGACTCTTGCTGCGTATGCAATTTGCTCTAACAGATTCATCTTGCCCATATCAAAACTTGATTGGGAATAATTTACTAGCTTCACTTTCATGCAATTCTCCATGAGTTAAATTTCAATAATGCTGTAGGACCAGAAAATGTGTTTTTATTTATGACATCGATCACTTCGTCCACGCTCAGATTCGACACTCGGATCATATCGTTGATATCTTTTTCCTTCATATCATCTGGCCAGATGCAGACAGAAAATCCTTCTTCAACCGCACGTTTCATCTCTCGCATCACTTCTTTGTTGCGAGGTTCATTGTCATAGATGAGTACCAATTTATCTTTCGGCAAATAGTCACCAACAGACTTTAGATTTGCGTTGCCAGATGCGACTGCGTTGGGAAGAAACAGACTGTCGATAGGACCCTCTGTCACAAGAATTGTCTTGCTCTTGTCTACGGTGTTCAATCCAAAGATCATCGGAGCATCTTCAATGATACGCATTGTCAGATAACGAATTTTATGATCTGTAATTGCACGACCAGATAGCCCAACGAGATTATCTTCTTCATCAAAGAACGGAAGAATCAATCGCGGTTCATTGCCAACAATCTTCTCTTCGTATCCAGGAGCAAACTCCCTCATCTTCGTAGAGTCATCAACAAAGTATAGCCGATCAAACTTGTCTTTTGGTATCTTCCTATCTGTAACATACTTGACAGCAGCATGATCTTTTGGCAGTCTCTCAAGAGGCACAACAATACCTCTCATTGCATTATCTTTTCTAGAAGACTCAAACACGACTGGCTTGAAAACGAAGTTGTGTTCTTTGTGTGCTTTGCGCCCAGTCTCGCCGGACTTGTATCGCTCAAGACAATACTCTTTATATAGATTTGGATCAACCGAACGAATAAGACTTCCTAGTGTCATGCTTGCTTGACAATTGTGGCACTTATAGAACATGCCGCCTTTTTGTGCAAAAGTATAACCTCTAGCCTTGTTCTTGTTTGTTTGACTGTCGCCGCAAATTGGGCAGCGGAAGTTGTATAGATAGTCACCCTTGCGAGTGAACTTTTCTAATCGTGTTGATAAAGTGCCGATGTACTTGTGATCAAGCCACATGCTCATAAATGTATACCATTCTAGACAAAAGACTATGTTTTGTCTATTATAGCGAACAAATGATCAGATGTCAATCTTTCTTTTTTGATGACTTTGTGACTGCTTCCACCAATCCGTCATGCCGAACTGCGCATTCGTTGTATTGACGCATCAAATCAATGGCATATGTCATTAAGTCACCCATGTTTGCTTTGTCTTTGATGTTCGGAATGAGTTCGCATTTAGTCAGAAGATTCGCTGGAACAGGAACTTCAGTTTTTGGTGGTATAGTTTGGCAACCCACAAGTAGAGTAGAAACAAGAACGATCAAAAGTGTCTTCATTTCTTATCTCGCTCTTTGTTTAACTTCTCAATAGTTCTGTTCACAGAGTCCATTTCTCTAGTTTCATTGAGTGTCTTCGCTGCGTTGTTGATCGTAGCAACACCGGTGACTGGCAGAACACACTCTTTGTAGATTGGCTTCTCTACTTCTTTCTCAACAGTCTTGACGATGGTGCGTACCTTGCCAGCCATGTCTTGAAGTTTCTTCTCATATTCTAACGCAAGTTGATGCTTTCTGTCAATCTCAGATTGCAAATCTTTTTGTGCTTGAAGAGCCAAATTTGCTTGTTCTCTTACATGATCAGCTTCATTGTATCTAACGCCGGCGATGAAAGATAATGCAATCAATAATAATGCTCCTATTGCAGGAGCGAGTTTCCACAACAAAGTGATTGGCATTACTGCACCACAAGTTTCTTGTTTGGCGTCATGAAGTTCTTTTTGCGCATGACAGTCTTAGCGACAAGATCAAGTTCTTGCGACTTGTCATCCCACTTCAGAACGAACGGAAGATTGATGTTTGTTTTCATATCGTTCAGCACAGCCTCTGCATCTTTACCTAATTTTGGAATTCTTGTACCATACATCTTGAATGTCTTTCTGAACAATTCACTCAACTCATCAACAGTGATTTGCTTGATGTTTCTTTCGTCGTTGACTCGTTCAACGAAGTGTTTTGTGAACTGAATGTCTACGCCAACTGCTTTGAACAACGAATCTGCATAACGCTCAACTTCTTTCAGGTCTTTGTCTGTGACATACTTAGGTGACTTGGTTGCATCCAAAGACTCTTTGAACATGCCACTCTTTCCGTAGCGAAGAAATGTCATTGCTCCAGTTCTTTCACATTGAAGAATGATGGGCTTGTTGGGATACTTTCTGCCATACTGACGAATATCTTCTCCAACTTCATCGTTGCCCACATAGTTCTCATACTTCAGATACTTGCGCTTACCAAGTCTTGCTTTCAAGTAGCGATCTTGATCAACAACAAAGACATCGTTGTTTGCAAATCTACGCAACATCGTCTTTGACCCTTTTGGAGGATCACCTGTAGTTCCTGCTATGTTTCCACCGCCAACATTGTTCGCAATCTCTTCAGATAGAAACTCAGACTCATGATCATGGTAAAATCTTTCAAACAACTCTTCAACATTAGTCTCATCTAGATTTGATTGCTCTCTTATGAGAAACAGTGCTGCTGCATATGAAGCAAGTCTTGTTTTGCCAAAAGGTAACTTCTCAAGCAATCTTTTCAATCTTAAAATTAGAACATCAAACAGAGTAAAGGAGTCTTTCTCTTCTGGAGTTTTTCTGTCTTGAGGTTTCTTTGTGATGTTTCCCTCATCATCAATGATACCATACTTGAATGCGTCCCACTCCTTGAACGGAGTTGTCAATTTTCTAAGTATTCTGTATACAAGATAGAGGTCTATAATTTTCATTAGATTGTCTTCTTCAGTGTTTGATAGAGATTTAGGTCCAACACATCAATAGAGTTAACATCAACATAATTCAAATACAATAAGAATGCATTCAATACATCATGATCTGTTTTTTCAATTTTATACATTAGCATGTTGACTGTTGCTTCTACACCAAATACATTTGATAAGCATATGATGTGATTCAAAATCAATCGCGATTTCAAATCACCCTTTTCATTATACTTATTTATCAGTCTCTTGATGTACTTGAAAGTTTTTAGATCATCTAAAAACTCCAACAAAGAAACGCAGTTAGAATTTTTGTAATTACTAACTGCGTATTCCTCAAAATTATCATCATCAAATAGTGTCATTATTACCAAGAAGTGTTCGCTGCAATTCTCGCTATTTGTGATGATGACACTGCTATGTAGAGGTAGTTAACATCCCATGCAATAGTGCCAATAGGCCAACCAACAAGAGTGTTGTTTGAGTTTGCCGGAGTTGATGATGTTCTAATACGGATTCTATTGTGATTGAAATCGGCTAGGCCAGCAACTTCAAATGTGTTAGTGGGCGTAACTTTAACAAAAGAACCACCAATAGTTGCATTAGACGATGCTCTGAGGTCTAATGTTGTAACAACAGTTTGCGCAGTTTCTCCGAAAAGATCACCAATCTCAATTTTTTTATTGACCGGTGAACCAACTGGATCATTTACAATCAGTAGAAGATCAGTGTTTGCTGCGGTTGTCGCAACAGGCAACTGTGTGATTTTTTTATCTGCCATTTTTATTCCTTTACAATCCTATAAACCCAACTTAATGGGAATGCTACTACTGGGACTCAGACCAATTTATATCATCAAGAATCTGCTGCGACGGAATCATCAGGTGCATCTGCTGTGATGCTACTCATCGCGACAAGATTTTCTACTTTGTAGCGTGTTCTACCGTGCATGTCTGTGTATGTAACATACTTGTTCCATCCAGCATTGTTCAAGCCTCGTGCCGCGTTAGCAGCAACTCCGGCTTCTGTAGTGTCAACGCCGATGATGTTTGCGATTTCTGATGACGGTACATACTTAGGTGAATCTTGACCAAAGATCGCAGCGCCAGTTGCATTAGCAGTAGCCCATGCTGGACCAATAGTCAATGATGTGTTATTTGCAATATCAATAATCTTAACATGAGTGTTTGACGCATCGACGAAAAGACTTTCTCCGTTTTCTAATTCAGTCAGAAATGAAGTTCCTGATCCTGTGACAGTAACTGATGTGTTTACTACGCTTACAGTTCCAGTAACTGCAAATGCATCTCTTTTACCCCATAGTGCCATGGTGTGTTCTCCTTTATGTTATCTCTTTTGTAAGATGAGAAATGGTTCGTTCTATTTATGCAACGCCTTTTTTCTCAATCTCTGGAGAAATTGTTATAGGCTCTTGCTTTCCGCTCAGTTTTTCACCTTTCTTCAAATTCTGTTTAGAATTTGGTTCTGGCTTTTTCTTCATTGCTTCGGTGAACATATTATTGAATTCTTGCTCAGTGTCTTCACATGTAGAAGTCATGCCAACTGTCTTACATGAAATATTGGCTGGAGACTTCATCTTTTTGAAAGCCTTCATGAACTTGTCTGCAAGTTTTGGATTGTTTCCTGAAGCAGTCGGTCTACTAACCGCACCACCCATCATTTCTGGATCACCCGCTTCTTGCACTTTCTTTTTTTTCTTTAGTGGCTCTGCGACCCACTTAGGCACACCAGAAGGAGTAGATTGCCCCTTCTCAAAGTGCTTTACCACTTGTGCAGCAGTCTCAACTTGCTCATTTGCTGCATGGTGTGCTTTTAGTTTTTTTACCATGTCATAGCCATGTTTCTTCGCAACATCTTCATAGGCTGCTGCGACGGCTTCGGAAGGTTTCTTTCCAGTCTTATGATGCTTTGCGTAAGCTTGAGTGTATGACGTTCTCACATGAATTGAAGGTGCTTCTTCAACTACAGTTTCTTCAGTGTTCATTCTAGCATCTGCGCGTTCTTGCCCAGCAACTCTCTTGTTCAACTTGTGTGCAGTTTTGTTAGCCTCTGATGGTTTGTTGCTACGAATGAATTCGCCGAGTTTCTTGTGGAGTTTTTCTGTCTCTGCTGTTGACTTCTTGTTGTATGAGTAAACAGTGTCTTTGTTTAGTTCGTCAACTTGTTCTACTCCTTCCGCCACATCTTCTTTTGGTTCTGGTAAGCGTAACTTTTTACGCATTTCAGGACTTATAGACTTTAGTCTTTTTTGTTGTTCTTTTTCGCGCTGGGCTATTGCTTCTGGACTGTTATTACGCTTTTCTCTACGATCACCACTTGGTGTACGATTATCCATTTCTGTAACACTCTCAACTTCTTCTGAGTATGAACGATTAGACTTAGGATCGTATCCACCCAATGGGCGAGAGTTGCCTGTAGGAGCAGCATGTGTTGGCTTTAGCCCAGCCCTCTTCTTTGCCAACTCTTCAGCTTCTTTTTTCTTCTGCTCAGGAGTAACTAGGCGCGCATTTGGATTCTTCTGTCTTGCCATAGCTAGGAAGTCTGCGCCAAAGTTCTCTTTGACAAGATCACTCATCTTGACTTGATGGCGCTTGACGCCATATCTGTCCTTGACTTTCACAAGAACATCGTCGCCCCGAACCTTCTCTACAGTTCCACTCTTCTTCATCTTAGTGCCAGGCGCAGCTTTCAATTCGTGATGGAAAGAAACTGTGTCTCCGACTTTGGCTTCGTAGATTTCAACTTCTTCTTTCAATGCAGCATCTACGATGTCGTCAATATGATCATGAACACCTTGCCCGCGCCCAGGCTTCTTCTTGTTCCAGTTGATAACCCAATTGCCAGCATCGTCGTCAAGAGAAAAGTCACCAATCTCTTTTCCGTCTTTCTTGATTGTATGAACGCCTTGCCCACGAACAAGTTCTACGGAACCTTTCTTGATAGACTTTGCACCAGACTTCCATTGACTTGCCATTGAACCTTCTTCAAGTTCAAGTTCTTCATTCTTTGGCACACAATTAGGAACTTCTTTGCCGTTCTTCTTCTTTGTGCCGACCATTTCGTAGTTGTCCCAGCAAGGGTCTTCACCCTTCATATTTTTCTTTTTGGCTTCTGACAGCCCAAGAAGTTCCTTTATCGTTTTCATGTTTTATTCCTTAGCAGTTCCTGCGTTCAAAGACTCAATGAATTCAAACTCTTCTTTGGTCAGTTTGTCTACAGCCTTACCGATATTTTCACGGTGCTTCCAACCCTTCATGAAGGCTCTGTTTGATTTGTCGTTACTCTTTTTTGCTTGGGAGTAGTTCTGATCTTTTCTAGCAGCCTCAGAGTCCATAGCGTGTTTGCGTGTGACTGCGCCCATTGCAGCAACATCATGACTGCGCTTTTTGATGTAACTCGCTAGTGTGTTCTTGCTCAACTCATCCAATTGATTGTAGTCTTCAGTCTGCATGAAGGATTCAATGTCTTTAGGGGAAAAGTCATCTAGAGAGACTTCTTCTCTATAGTCTCCTCTTTGTAGTCTACCCGCTTCTTTTTTACCGTACTTTGCAGCAACATGCTTTTCAATTCTGCGCATTGTTTTTGTCGCATTATGGAAGTCAGACTTTTCATCTTTATTGCTAGTGTCGGCAGTACCTTGATGCATTGAATGGAGTTCGTGTGCGCGATGTAGAGTCTTCAACTTGTGCTTGTGCAAATCTGCGCTTGGTGAAACATCATCTTCATCACGCGAGCGATGATAATCCGCTTGTCTTTCGTAAGCATCTCTTCTTGCGGCAGGTGAGATTGCCAATTCTTCAAGTTCTTCTTCCTCGGCAAAATACTCTTCATTGGTATGCTTCGCTCTCTCAGCGGCACTCAATACAGCAGCACGATCCTTATAGTCGCCCCTGTATACGCCCTTCTTTAGGTAAGGCTTGTACTTGTCTTGATGCTCTGGCTTGATGTGCTTTAGAACCTTTTTTGCTCCTGGGTGCATATCGCCCTTTAGTTCCTCTTCGACAGATTCAACTTCTTCATGCTTTGCTGTGTGCATGGCATCTAGTTCATTGAAGAACTTCTTCTTCTGGTCAGCAGTCATATCGCTCATTGACTTGATGCCTTTTTTTGCCATGTGTGCTTGAACTTTCTTCTGATACTCATTCGCTTCATCCAAGGCTGCTTTTGATGCGTCCAGAAGACCCTGTGGAATTCCAAATTTGTTTGCTAGTGACATGTTGATATCTCCTTGATTGTATGTGTTGTTCTTTACCATGCTGCGCAAGACCAGTATTTTGCTTTCCACTTTGGTCCTGGTTCGTCGCAATTATGTCTTGCACGGAAACTCTTTCTTCTCTCTGGATTGTCTTTTTTGATTTCCATATTAGGATCACCGAAACGAACAATCACAACTTTATCGTTTGGTCCCATTGTGTACACCGCAGACTTCTTTGGTCCATCTGGTGTGTAGAATGGCTTGTTTAGCGTAACGTCTTTGCCCTGATACTGCGCTTCGTGAAGAACTAGATCCCAATCTACTTCTTCAACGATTTCATCTTGACACTCATCGCAACACGCTTCTTCGCTGTACAACTTGAATGCTCTCTGAAGATTTGCACTGTTGATTGCTTCTAGTGCTTTATCTGCTGAGTATCTAGCCATCGTGATTTCTTGGCTCTGCCCGGGTGTTGCTCTAGCATAGGCTAATCTAGCTGCATCTGTGCCGTACTCAAGAACACCCTCTGCAAACTGTGAGAACTTATTGTTTCTCTGAACAGACTCCCATAAATCAGCATCATCGTGCTTGATTGTAGCACCGCCACTGACGAATGAATTGACTCTAGCAAATGCCCATTGTTGTGGAGTCATTGATGCAGATTCATCATATGATTGAAGACCCCTCAAGTATACTTCTCGGATAGTTGAATAGTCAATTCCACTCTTTTCGGATTTCTTGTGAAGTGCGTTTAGCGTTTCTACGATATGTTCTAGATCAGACTCAAATCCCTCTGTTTCCATTCCATACATTGCATCTTCAGCGTCTGCGTAATCATCTTCGCTTTCGTCATCATCTTCTTCTTCATCATCATCATCAGAGAACTCAAGATAATCTTTGACGCTTGCAATGTAATCTGTGGCGAGACTGACTTTAGATTGAACCCATGCTTCTGGCTCTTCTTCCATATTACTGATTGTCACTAGCAAACTTCTCGCATCTTCAATCATTGCGCGAAGTTCAATCTGGATCATCTCTAGACCATCAATCTCAGTTTCGTCTTCTTCCTCTTCTTCTTGCTCCATCAGATACTGTTCAAACTGAGGACCAACCAACTTGACACCCGTGACTTTGTGAATCAACTTCCATGCTTCTCTATCTTTACCTGCACCAATCAACGCTTTCATCTGTTTCTTTTGTTCATCTGTTGCCTTCTGGAAGAAAGCAAACATTTCCATTGCACCGATGTTTCCTTGATACGCCAGTTCATTGATTTGAGTTTCTTCTTTGACGGATGAACCAACGACATGACGCAGTGTTTCTTTTTGTCTGACAGTTGGCATTAGTCGTGCGGCCAGTTTCTTGATCACAGGCGCAAGTCTCTGCATTCTTGTGTCTACTGAAATCTTTTCACCAGTGGAAAGATTGGAATACTGTTTGCCTCCAGCCATGTGCATTCTCAAGAAGTTTCTTGCCATCTTCAGAGATCGTTGTTTCAAACGCTCAGGATTTGCATATCTTCTCATTGCAAGGGTTCTTGCTCTTTGCACTCTCTTCTGGAGACGCTTGAATCTTGTCGCTCTCATCATACGCTGAGAGTAGTTGAGAACTGCTTCTTTCACATCTTCCTTATCGTCTTCTTCAGACTCTTCATCATCTTCTTTTCTTTTCTTTCCCAAGACGATTCTGTGTGCAGGATACTTCTTACCACTCTTGCTTACTTTGTAGTCTGCTGTAGTCTGTTCGCCCTCTTCCAGTTCAACGCTTTCGTCCAACTTCATGCCCTTTCTCACTGCGTTATAGAGTTCTTTTGCGTCTGAGTCAGACAACTTAGATGGAACACCCTGTTTGAAGTTCGCAAAGTCTTCATCTGCTGCAAACTTGCGCATCTTTGATCCAGACATACCCTCTACGCCCTCTGCGTCTGGATCTCTTTCTCCGGCGGATACAATTTCAATGGAATCAAATGTGAAGTCTTTGCCGTTGTATTTCTCAAGCAATGTTCTGAATTCTGGAACACGATCACTGCCAACAACAACCACAAGATTGGAATACTTACCAGTCAACTCTTTAGCAACTTCAATGATAGTTCGTGCTGCTGAGTTCTGCACCATTGGACCAAAAGCCTTCTTTGCGAATTTGACTTTAGCGTCAAACGACAGAGGATCTTTTTTGGGATTAGTGGAATGTGAGAGATATAACTTTGCGTCTGCGCTACGCGATGCAGCTTCTGACTTGAGTTTGTTTGCGAGTTTTTCGTGCCCGTTTGTCATCGGATTCATTCTTCCGAATGACACCACAACGGTAGACTTTTTCGCTTCAGTGAGATGTGTTTTGAATTTTTTCATGCTTGGAGGTTCCCTTGGGCTTATCCTAGCAGGTTTGCCTTAACCTAACTGCTGATATTCTATTTATGATAATTAGAATTTGAACACTAGAAGACCTGATCTTGTCGCCATCAACTTGTGTGGATAGATTGCAACTCTAGCGCCATTGTATCGTTTTCCTTTGTAGTCAAAGCCTCTACCTGCTCTAAATGTTGCGCCAAATACTGGAGCATATCCGCCAGTAAAGTGAGACATATCACCAGATAAGCTCATGTGAGAACTGAAGTCTAGTTCAACGTATCTTCCCTTGTCGTTTAAGACTGGCTTTCCTTGACCAATCAATTGAGTGTGCTGAAGAGAAAACGCTTGACCATAATCTGGTCCATAAATTGACATGTTGGCTAGATCAGTGTTATTGAATGTTGCCATGACTGGCGATGATAGTTGATTTGATGTGCCAAGAACATCAGCGACTTTCTGTAGGAACTTTTGCACAAGAGGATGATTGTAGATTGCTGCGCCGGCTTGCTCTGATAGACCACCGTACTGTTGGAATGCTTCTGGTCCACCCTCTTTCTTGTGTGACACATAAATGCCGCCGGGACCAAGAGGATTCTTTTTGTCTTTGCAAAGAATGATGTCCGCTTTAGGATCACCACGAACACGGCCCTGTCTCTTTATTGCAGTGTCAACTTTGATGGCATAAGAGATATCTTTATAAGTCTTCGTGTCACCCTTCAATCTGATGTCAATTTTACCGCCGTTTTCTAGAATGTAATTGTTGATGGCATCTACAACTTCATCTTCGTATTGCGTTCCGTTTCCGCCAGTTGGCTTTCTGATCTTTGTGATTGGAAAGTATCCCTTTGTCGCACCAACTTTGACTTCGGCGACTTTCATTCCACCCAATTCAAATAACTTTGGACTGGTTATGTTGAACTTGGTTCCTGTTTTGTATAGCTTAGTGCCACTCTGAACAAGACCCGTTCCTTTTTTCACAAAAAGATGTGTTTCCAATCCCTTGTCGATCTCAAATTCGACTTCAGCAAAACGCTTATTGTCTGTGACATATTTGACAAACGACAATCTGCCATCTGTCGCTTTTTGAGAAAGAACTGCCATCTAATTTCCTCTTTATCTATTGACTTTGACTTGACACTATGTTACATTACTGTGTACCCTATGACAATGAATAATCTTATCTAGATATCTCTTCCCAATCCATAGAACCTAGACATTGTACATTGTTCACGGATGCAGCGAGTGCTAGTGTAATGGGTTCTGGAGTACCAGTCAATCCATTACGTTGCAATTGAAACTTGAACAATGCTTCTTTCAGAACATCAATTGTCTGTGATGATTGGTTCGTGATACCAACATATCCCTGAGCCATAACTTGACCACCTGATATGTCTGTTGCAGATAGATCATACTCAACAGAACCATCTGATGGGCTCCATGACGGAGAGTTCAATGTTCCGCCTCTAATAACTCTCCATGCTATACTTGTGGGATTTGAGTTTATTCCAAGAATAGATAACGCAGTAAGGATTGCAATTCCGTCTAGATTAGCAGCTTTCAACTGAAGAGATACAACTGGATAGTACGTACCCGCTGTCGCCAATGACTTTGGTGTTTGGACTGGTGTGCCAACTGCCCTCTGATCACCACGAAGTTCATATCCACCTTCAGAGATTACAGTAGAACAGATTTGCTTTAGTGTTGATCCACCAGAGACTGTTCCTGTGTTCTTTATCTCATAACGCACCGGCAATGATGCTGTTGTGATGTATGTTGAAGACAGTATGTTTGCATGATGGAATGAGTGGCAGTGAATCAACTGCCCGTTGATGACGAATCCGCATCTCACCGATCCAACTCCTAGCCACTCAATATCAGCCCAGAAAATCTGCGCTTGTGCGAGATTCAATGTCAACTTAGATGGTCCTGTGCCGTCTAGTGGATCTAGATTCCAGTTTGCTTGTGTAACTGGCGTGTCAACTACTGCACCACTGACAATCGAACGTTCAACGAAACTTACAGTGTTTCCTGATTGCTCTAGGAATACTCCGTTGTTTGCGCCGAAATAACCGATTCTTTGCCTTAGATTTGTCTTGGCTGGAGACATTACAAACGTGTTCATTGAGAGCAAAGACTTGCCTGGTTGATATGACATCACCTTTGTTGTTTCACGAACAATCTCTGCATTTGCAGTGCCGTTTGTCAATGTGAGATTGATAAGCCCTTCGTTAGGAGAAAACACAATCGTGGTGTTTGCTGTGTTTGCCGTTGCCCACAATCCGTTGTCTTTGTATCTGTGGGAAGAATCGAACAGAGTTAGTGGAGATGATGTTCTGCCTCTACCAAATGCATCAACTGCAACACCAGTTGGATTAGCAGGACCGACTCTGTTACCATACTGGTCAGCCAGCATGACTACTTCAAAAAGTGTCTTTGCTTGATCTAAGTATGTGTGTGTATTTTTATTAAATTGTGCCATTCATCTCTCCCATCCCTTGATTACGTCAGGTGAGAAGTTTGCGTAACTAAACGTCATTCTGTCCACCAATTTTACAGCGTTACCGGATAGCTTGTCAATTGCTACGTAGCCTTCTACGCCAGTGACTTTGTATCCGTTCTTAGTCAACAAGAATGTGTTCAGCTTTTTGACTTCGTTCAACTTATCTATCAACATCTGCTTTGCGTCAACTAGAAGATTCATCATCGTGAAGATATTCTCTAGTTGCTTCTTGCTCTTTGGATTGAAGAATGACAAGACTTTCTTTGCTCTCTGTTGAACAGCAGACTTGCCTTTTTCTGTCTTCTTTTCTTGTTCTTCTTTTGAGTAGATGCCGTTCATGTACTCAATCAATCCAGATACGTGTGCTGCAACATTAGTGATGCGTTGTTGTGCGCGTACTTTGGAATTGTTGTATGTCTTGATACGCATCAGGAGTTCTTCGTCATCTGAGATGCCGTTCAGAATCTTTGCGTCAAGTTTGTAGAACAACTTTCCTGCTTGAGATAGCAACTCGGTGACTTGTGCAGTCTCTTCAGCAGTCATTGTTGCTTTGCCAGATACGTCTTTGTAGTCAACGTCGGTTGACCATACGTTTCTAGATGCACTGAATGATCCAACGATGTTCTTTCCGAACACAGCCTTCATTGTTTCTAGAGAGTCGCCTTCGTAGATTGTGTGCCATGCAAGACCAATCTTGCTTGACAGAATTCTCTTAGCGAGATCACTAGCTTTAGGCACTGCGTATACGATGGTGTTTGGATGGAATGTGATGTACTCCACATCATCAATAGTAGCATCTTTGATGTCTTCTCTAGTGTATAGCAAATCACCTTGCACAACTCCTTTGATGCCTAGTTCGGGTAGGTATCGGAGACATGCTTTTAGTTTGTCTGCAAGATCACCAGATGTGTCTGCGTCAATCTCAGCATTCGTTTTGTATAGCTTAGGATTCTTGTTGAAGATACCCTTCTTTGCGATGAAGAACTTTCCATCTCTTGGATCTTGCCCAGCGAAGATAGCAGGTGCACCATCCCACTTGACTGTCACATCAACTTTCTTTGTTGAGTTACCAGCCAGCATATCGCGAACTGCACGGAGTGAATTGATCACCTCGCGTGTGCCTTTGACTCCTGCATTTAGAACAAGGTCTTCACCATGTTCCATGTGAAGATTTTTCTCTTCACTTATGTGTTCTTTGAATGATTTCATTTTGATAGTTCTTTTAGAAGATCATGCTCCGCATCTCCCCATCCCTTAGATGCATGTTTTGGAAATCCATACTTCTTCAGATGTTTACCGAAGTGCTTCATCACAGAATTTTGAAATTCTATTTTGGACATAGTTTCGTGTGACTTGTGCAGTTCCGCAGCTTTCACGGAATGAGACTTTGCTGCACTTACTGCGTCTAAGTATGCCGCTTTAGCTTGATTGTATACGCCCTTAGGATCATCTTTGTATCTATTGATGAACTCAGATGTAATGTCTCCAACAGTGGGTTCGAACACCAGTTCTCCGCCGTATACAAACAAATCTTTAGTGGTGTATGCCTTACGGGTAAATGGGCTTATCTTGTATTCACCCTTAGACAACCCACTCATGTTTTTATACTCTTTCGCATGACCCTTCGCAACTAATTTCTTAGCTGCATCATGCTCACGCTTACCCTGAATAGGAATATGAGTATGACCATACATTTTTTTGTTTTCATTGTATTTGTCCAAAAGAGCCTTCTCTGTAGTAGATAAGTCTCCTTTCGCTTCTGCTATGTGTTCTTTGAATGTTATCATTGTCTTACTTTAGTTTTGGTTGCCCAAAGATTGTTTCTTTTATGGTTCCAGGACCAGCTTTCCTCTGATACTTTCCAGGCTTGGTGTTGTCGGATAGCATCTGTAGATTACTTCCTGGAAATATACGATTTGCAATTGATTCATCAGTTATGAAATTCACGCTTCTGTCTTTGTATAGAATATGCTCCATTGCATCAGATGCTTCTATCCACCAACCCGGAGTCTTTAGAAGTGCTTTCACTTTCATGAAAATCTTGTCAATTGATACTCTTTGAGAATCGTGCCCTATACCTTGTATCTTGTAGCCCTTCCATGGCTCATTTGATCTCGCAGTTCTGAAGAAAATAACTGAGTCTGCATCTGAGTCCTTATCCCAATCGTATGCATTCCAATTAGAAGAGACTACATCTTTTAGCGAGTTTACAAAACTACCATCAGGCGTCTTTGCGTATGCAGTCTGCACCAAATTGATAAAATTCGGAGCCATGTGTTTCTTCGCGGTGTCTGTTATCATCAGAGACCAGTGATTTTTTGGCATTTTGTATGTTATCATTTTGCCCCATATAAAGAAAAAAGCCTGTCGTGTTGACAGGCTATTTATAAGAACTAGGTTATCACAGAACTTCGTTTTTGCGACCAAGGCTTGCGGGATTCATACCCTCTGAGACATAGACATAGTTGCTTTTGTGCAGAGGCGCGACACTCATCGCTAGATTGTCTACAATCTCCCTGTCATACTTGCTGAGTCTGTGGTAGTCTTTCATGATGCCACCAGTGGTGCATACACCAGTGACGTATGTAGCCTTTCGTTTTTCTGCGACTACAGGTTCTGCCTTCTTAGGCTTTGCAACTACTGAGCCACCGTACTTGCGCGAAGACAAGCCAGATGACATGGAGTTGACGCTAGCTAGCCATGCTTCGTACTCTGCGATCTCTTTTTTAGTCTTAGAGTTGCGCTTTTTAGATCGTGTGCTGGTGTAGATCATACTGTAAGATTAGAATCGGGCCCAAAGGGTAGGAATACCACCAGCAGGACCAACCAGGATCACATCCTCAAGAGGAGCGGTATCATCCAGATTAGGATGTGCTACGCGGACCTCTTCGGTAGGATCCAGAGTTTGGAGGATGTGAATCAGTTCTGATACGGTCATTTGATGATCCTTTATCGGGTTATCAACTCTCCAAACGATCTTGGCTTATACGTATTGCTATGGAAGACTACCAAAAACTCTCTGCGAGTTTTCTTTGCCTTATTACCACACCAGAGTTGATACTTGTTCTTTGATACTTGCTTAATCTTATAATAATGAATATTCAATGTCTTGTTCATAACAAACGACATAAACTTATAGCGATTAGTTTCTGTAAGGAAACTCTTGCTTTCGGTATCAACAGTCATCAGATAGTCGCTCATTTCAATCACCTCATCAACTCAACATATTCAGTATAACTGGATGATGTACAAAGTCAATAGATAGTTGACTAAAATAGTAGACTTTGTTGCAGAAAAACAACAAAATTATTGTCAATTGAGGAATTCAATGTCCTGTGGGTTAACCAGTGCATACTTGCCTGCGCGCTGGATAACCACCTTATTGAATTCCACAACGTTGCGGCGAGCCCAGTCGGGAACATCCTCGCGCCCATTGTACACTGCCACAGCGTCCCAGACCTCATGCTTGTCGTAAAGCTTGTCCTCACTGGTGGTGTAGGGCATCCATCCTGACCAATAGTGATGAGTCACACTCTTAGGTGTTTGGACCTGAATCGCAGTGCCTGCTTTAACGAGAAACATGTCTGCTCCTTGAACGTGTTATACAAACTGATCCGCGTGGTGTGTGTAACGAACCTGAAAATTCCAAGCATCCTTTTCGTGGATGCTACCATCTACAATGTTCCTGTATGTCACGCCGTAATCGTCAGTGTGGTCTTCGGTAGCGCCAGGATACTTGACGACCTCAACGATTTCAACATTAACGCCAGTGACGCTAACCCACACTTCGCCCACATTGAACGCGGGGCCCGCTGCCTTGTGAAACTTGATCTTGCCGTTCATGACGCTGCTCCTCTTTCTATCTACTATGAATACAGTATACCACAGTGATGCCAGAAGTCAATAGATTAGTTGACTAAAATAGTAGACTTTGTTGCAGGAAAACAACAAAAAAGAACGGTCCAGGAGCGATTTTTTCGTCCAGGTTGATATCTGAGTACCCACCCGCCAGAAAAATCGCCCAAAACCGCTCCTGGACCGTCTCCTATGTCACTTTGAAGCCCTCAAACTTGCGCTCCGCGCGCATTCCCTTACCAAATCCTGACTTGTCAAAGACTGGAGTACTGTCTTCAACTTGACCACTATCATGGATATGGTTCTGTGCTGACTGTTCCACATCGTAAAGTTTCATCTTTGCCTTATCCACGCCGATGACAAATCTCTTGTTTGTGTCTGGATTAGAGTACCGATTCTTCAATTGCTTGACCATGATCTGATTCAAGTCTGCGAGTTCATCAGACGACATTAGAGCAAACATGAAGTCCGCTGTCGCGGGTAAACCAAAAGACTCTGATGTGTCTGTAAGACTAACGTCAGTGTTATCGTAACCACTTCTCGTTGTCTGTGTGGCTGAGACAACAGGAACTTTCATCTCAACTGCAAGCCCGCGAAGTTCTTCTGCAATTGCTTTGATGAATGTATACGAATTGACAGAGTTACCTTGCTTCATGCGAGAGGATGCGCAGATGTTCAGGTAGTCAATGTAGATGATATCTGGAATGAACTGTCGCTTCAACTTCAACTCATTCAGCAGATGCTTGAAGTGAGTCACGTTAGCTGATGCAGTAGGATATTCCTTGATGATCAACTTACCCATTGTCTTCTTGCGCAACTTCTCAATCTTGCTGACGTAGACATCCTTGGGCATAGAGACAAGTTTGTCTAGGTCAGTGTTCAGGAGATTCGCATCAATACGTTCAGCAATACGCTCTTCTGCCATCTCAAGTGTGATGTAGAGGACGTTCTTGCCCATCGTCAGATTGCCTGCTGCGCAGTGACACATGAACATTGACTTGCCGACGCCAGTGCCAGCCAGAATGATGTTCAGTGTCTTGTTGGGCAGCCCACCCTTTGTGATCTTGTTGAAGTATTCAAGATCAAATGGAATGCGCTGTTCTACTTTATGATAGAACTCATAGCGAGACTCAGCATCATCTAGGAAATCATGCCCGACATGATTGTCAAACGAGACTGACAACGCATCTGCAAGGATACTCGGTATGGCGCCTTTGTCAAGTTTTGATTCTCCTGTCTTGCTATCCAGTATCTGGATGCTCTGCATAATGCCATTGTAGATGGCTTTCTCTTGACAGAATTTTTCTGTAGAATCAACAAGCCATTCCGTGATCTTCATGTCACATTCAGTTTCCTTGATCTCATCAAGCAACTGTGATGTCTTCTTGTAAGTAGATTCCACGAGATTAGGCTTGTCTTCAAGTTCAACCCTGAGTGCCGATACAGTAGGTAGGCTGTTGTATTGAGTAACATATCGATGAACTTCTTCAAAGATGACTTTCTCATGTTGTTCAGAGAAGTAATCTGTCTTAAGAAAGGGAAGAGTCTTTCGGGCATAATTCTCGTTGTCAATCAGATGCTTGAGAATCTGTGTTTCTATTTTCATTGTTGTGTCTTTCCTGTGCTGCTTCAAGACTGTGTAGAAGAACTGAGTTTAGCACATTACCTACAACACTTTCAAATTTTTCTTTGTTTTCGTCATCAACTTTACCTTCTCGCACTGTGTAATCAAAAGAGATTGAATATGTTCCATCTGGATTCTCCTCGTCACCCATGTTGATTGTGCCGTATGTGTATTCAATACCAGCAAACTCACCCGACAACAATCTGACTCCAAATAAATCGTTTTCTTCTTTGTATGTAAATTTTGAGTCAGTAATTTCGTAGTCTTCATTCATCTCCATTTTCAGTCTCCTCATTTGTAGAACTTGCTTCACCTTGCCCATACAAGAACTCTTTCTTGCATGCTGCATCAATCTTGTCTAGCACTTCCTTAGTGAAATACTTCTCAGGCTCTTCGTTGATGTTCTTGCCGAAGACCTTACTGCCATCGGGCAATTCATATCGTGTGGAGACTTTCTTGATGATCTCATACTTCTCTGCGATCTCAAGCAAACCGTAGTAGCGATCCAAGCCAGTGCTGTACGTCAATCGGATCTCAACTGAAGCATTCTCTTTGGTGAATCGGCTCTTCTGGAGTTTAGCCTTGATGATGTTGCCAACAACTTCAGTACCATCTTTGTCTTTCTTCTTGCTGAGATATACAATGGTAGATGCGGTGTACTTGAGACCGGAGTTGTGTGTGATGACGCCGTTTTCAAGAATGTAGTTCTCATACTCATCGACGCTGATATCGTACACTTCAGATTTACCTGCATTCGTGATAGATTTGATCTTCATAGTTTTCATGATGTTGTTCCTTTTATTTTGATGATCGAAACGATTCCGTACTTACTCAATAGGTGCTTATTTTCATCTTTACATAGCTTTGCGCCCAACTCTCCGCTTTTCCCTAGGTGCGTTCCTAGGTGCTTATACTGCTCAAACTCCAATACGCTACCGTTATCAAATGTGACTCTAATCGGTATTGATCTGTGCTTCGAAAGTTTTGCTTTCGTGGTTTCTGTGTGAGTTTTTCCGTAGAATGGGTTTTTTGCACCAGTAATGCCTTTTGATATTGCATTCTTCCAAGACTGTTTCTCTTTTTCTGTCATGTTATAGTAGCATGGTTTTCCGTACATTGGATTTTTGTCTCCTGCAATCAATTTACCCTTTCCGTAAAATCCATTGTTTACGCCTGATATGTGATGCTTGGCAATTTTTTTAGCCAACTCAAATTCTCTCGCAGAAATCTTACGCCGCCTCGCGCCGCCATTAGACGCGCTCATTGTTATTAGCGCATACGACATGCTTCTCTTATACGATGCGATCTCTACCATTTTGACTAGAAGCATGTGACATATAAAGTGTTCTCTGGCAGTAAGGCTGACAAGATTTTCTTTGTTATTGCGACCACCCAAAGATTTTGGCACAATATGATGTCGCTCATAGTATTCTTCGTCCGAACGTTCTCTAGTTTTGGCAGATTCTATAATTGACATGTACCATTTGGTGTATTTGTTATCTATAAACATGCAGTTCCTTTTCGGTGTTGCTACATGTTTATTTATAGTTTTTATACTTTAGACCATATCCACCGAGTCGTTAGTCATGAGGTCCTTTGCTTCGATCCACACGCCATTGACAAGGAACTTATGCTCTTTAGTGCATTTCACTTTAGTGCCATCTTCAAACTCAATTTCAAGAATGTCTTTGTCGTTGAAGAAATGGGTATCGAGAACTTGTCTCCAAACGCCTTCCTTTGTCATAACTTCATCGTCGATTGAAACGTTTTCAATGTTTCTCAAGCCATATTTTGTAATAATCTTCGTTCCTGCAACTAGACAGCCGCCAGACATTTCCTTAGTTGGAATGTATGCACCAACAACATCGTAAACGTGATTAGTGACAAGAAGGGGAACGCCGATCTTGGCTAGCTTCAGATTCAGAACACGGAACGTAGCCTTCAGAATCTGAGACTTGGTCATGTCCTTAGTCTCTTTGCCTTCTGAAGTATCTTCCATCTCTTTCGTTGAAGACAACTGACCCATAGAGTCAAGCACCATCATCATTGGTTGACGATCAGATTCTTTCTGGGCTGTGTATGCGTCAATGATCTTCAGTGCAGTGTGCCTGAACTTTTGAATTGTGTCTGGCTCAGAGATGACAACTCGCTTAGGGTCAATACCCTTAGACTCCATCATCTGCTTAGTGACAGCAGCCTCAGTGTCAAAGTAGATCACACCGCCTTTAGGATTGTCGTCCAAGAATTGCTTGACAACACCTAAGACAAAGAATGTCTTGCCTGTTGCAGACTCGCCAGCGAATGCTGTTACTTTGTTATTGGGTACACCACCGTAGATGCTGCCACTAAGCAAAGCATTAAGAGCATACGACCCAGTATCGATACAACCGCTAAACTCAGCGGATGCTCCGCCATCTGCAAGAATTTTAGTGTCTTCATCTTTCAACTGTTCCACTAGATTAGAAAAGAAATTGCTCATAGAATAAACTCCATAATTTATGATCACTGATTATACACCATACCAAACTCAAAGTCAATTATTACATGCTGTCGTGATCTTTGTGATATAGTTTTGTTGCGTTTACTATTTCATCTTTGTTTAGTGCGATGGGGTCAACTGTCGTCAGATCAATTCTCATAGGAGTGCCATCCGACAATTTTTGAAGAGAATAGTTGGCTGCGATTAGTAGCAGAACTGCCATCGGATCAAAAACAAACACGATGATGATGATCATCCATACAACAGACTTCTCTAAGAGTTCAGTGCTTGTATCTCCATAGATGAATGATGCGATGTACTTAATAGGACCAACTTCAGCCTCAATTTTCCGAATCGTCGCGGCTATTGGAGCCCTTTCTTCAGCAAGACTAGCAATCGTCTTCTGTTCGGCTTCAATCTCTTGAATGAGTCTAGTGCGCTCTTTTGTCTGACTACGGCGGATCTGTACTGCATTCGAGGCACCTTGTTCCGTTGTGCTTCTTGCCATAACTTGATCCACAGCCTCATCCAGCTGTTTGAGATTCTTGCGATTCGCATCAATGTTCTCCTTAGAGAGTTTTATCTTCTCATCAATGATTTCAACTTTAGCCACAACATCACCCGTGATTGCACCCTGTTCGCTATGTGCTTTTGACAAGTATCCGAAGATGCCGAGCGAAGTGATCATCATGAGAATAATCACGGCTACAGTGAAGTAGTATTTCAGAATTTTGGGTGCATTCTTCCAGTTTCTATACAGCCACGATGCAGTAACCAATTTAGTGACTTCTAGTGCACCGCCCATGATTGCAATTGATACTGGTGATGCGGCGAAGATAGCAATCAATCCCACTACAGAATAGAATGCAGAAACACTAGAGAGTAGTAATGCAGTGCCGAAAAGAAGAATTACAAATGGCATGTCACGCACCTCTTGTTATGGCGATGATCTTATCAATCTGCTCTTGAATCTTTTCTCTACGATTGGGCCAGTAGATATACTCTTTTTCTGAATTCTTCATCAGATTCACAAGAAGAGGAACAATCATTTTTTCAAGTTCAACTAACTTGGCTTTTGTCTGAGTTTGAAGTTGAATGCGCTCAGACTCAAGCCCAAGTTTACCTTCATTGTATAGTTGAAGAATTGTATCTACTTTTTGTTCAAGGCGACTTAAGGCTTCACCTGAAGATGACACAACTTCGCGAATGACTTTAGTCTCTAGAGTAGTCTCATCTACTACCTGCTTTACTTCAGATTCATCAATTGCGCTAAATCCAAAGTCTTCTCCTTGACGAATTGTTAGATACTCTGTTGGTATTGGCATTACTGAAAGAATCCCATTAGGTTACTTTTCTTCTCTGCTGACCAACCAAACTTCTCAACAATGATCTGAAGTGGCTCAAGATAAGACTTCTCAAACTGAAGATCGTAGTCTATGTACTTCTCAAAATCAAATTCTTTAGGCAGAACGTTTGGAACTGAAAGCACATTCTCCTGCATTGGATTAGGTGTCTTCATGTAGCAGAACTTTATCTTCTCTCCGTCTTTGATCAACTGATACTTCTTAGTCAGATTCTTTTTGGTCAACAGATGGTTGTACATGATGGCACCACGAACGTGAATCGGTGTACCTTTCTCATACAACTGAGAAGAACTCTTGTATTTAGTTAGGTCAGAGATGCCTCGAGGAAAGGCTACATCTTCAAACTTCATCTTTCTGAACTCCTGACGGAACTGATCATTGAACTGCTGAAACTCACCTTCTGTGCCAGTCATGATCAACTTGAATGCAGCCTCAAACTTGTCGCGACACACCCTAGGAGTGGAAGACTTCACAGATTCAATACCCATCATCTTCAACTTCGGCTCTGCATATCGAACACCTTCGTTATCCCACACATTCAGAATGTATCGCTTCTTTGCAGTCCAGATGCCAGTGTCTGCAATAGACTCTCGCTTCATCTGCATCTTCTGATCAAACGCATTCATGTAGTCAGCCAGCTGCTGATATGACTTGTCAATAAACGGTTGAATCTTCTGCTCACACACTCTGTCCAGAAAGTCTACAATCTTCTCTTTAGTCTCTTTAGGAAGACTAGAGTCACCGTACACTTTCTTGACAAGAGGACCAAAGTGAACGTAGATTGAATCTGTATCTGATGCGATGATGTAGTCAACACCATCTGTTTTGAGTAGATTGTTCAGATATTCATTCATCTTTTGTTCAATCCAGCGAATGGACAACTGCCCAGACAGTGTGATTGCTTCAGCTTGACGAATGTCGTAGAAACGGAAGTATTGATTGCCAAGAGCACCATAAGCAGAATTCAACTGCACCTTCTTTGCCATCTGAAGATTCTTGTACTTTGAGATGCGCTTCTCATC